ATATGGGCTGTGGCTGGCCTGGGCGCCGCTGGGGTTCGTGGTGCTGGGGGCGTTCCTGCTGCTGGCGGATCGGAGGATGCCGTGAGCGTGTGGTGGCGCAGCCGTGACCGGGCGGCGAAGGGGCGGCCACGGCGTGACGGCGGGATGTCGCTGGAACAGGTCGCCGCGCTGTTCAAGACGTCCCGCTCGTATGCGGACGTGGACCTGTCCAAGGCGGAGTCCTCGTTGCAGGCGGTCGCGGTGTGGTCGGCCTGCGACCTCATCGCGTCGATCGTCTCGGAGCTGCCGGTCGGTGTCTTCCGCGGGGAGGGGGAGGACGCACGGAAGGTGAACACACCCTGGTGGCTGGAGGACCCGGACGGGTCCGGGCACGGGCTGGCGGACTGGCGGTACCAGGCCGTGATGTCGTGGCTGCTGCGCGGCAACCTCTTCGGCGACGAACTTCAGCGCGCCACCGCCGGCTTCGTGCAGCAGGTGCGCCTCTTCCACCCGGACGAGATCTCGGGCTGGATGGAAGGAGGCGAGGTGCGGTGGGCGGTCAACGGCCAGCAGGTCACCGACAACCGCACGTTCCTGCACCGGCGCGTCAACCCGCTGCCCGGCGTGGTGCTGGGCATGTCTCCGGTCCAGCTGCACGCGACGACGATCGGCCTCCAGCTCACCGGCGCCAAGTTCGGACTCCAGTGGTTCCAGGACGGAGCACACCCCTCGGCGATCCTGAAGAACACCGAGGTCCCCCTGGACGACGGGCAGGTCCGCACGGCGAAGGACCGGTTCCTTGCCGCCCTGCGCGGCAGCCGCGAGCCGGTCGTGTTCGGCAAGGGCTGGGAGTACGAGACGATCCAGGTCGCCCCGGAGGAGTCGCAGTTCCTCCAGACCCAGGGCTACTCGGCTGCGGAGTGCGCCCGCATCTTCGGCCCCGGCATCGCCGAGATCCTCGGCTACGAGACCGGCGGCAGCATGACCTACGCGAACATCCAGGACCGCGAGCTGACGCTGCTGAAGTTCTCGATCGGCAAGTGGATCCGGCGCACCGAGCGGCTGCTGTCCGAGTTCCTGCCCCGCCCCCAGTACGTGAAGCTCAACCGCGACGCACTGCTGGAGACCAACACCCTGCAGCGCTACCAGGCCCACGCGTCCGCGCTCTCGAACAACTGGGAAACGATCAACGAGGTGCGGCGGCTGGAGGAGCTGCAGCCCGTGCCGTGGGGCGACGCCCCCTTCACCCCGGGGCCCGCGCCGGCGGACACCGATGACGCTCAGGCAGAGGAGTGACCATGGCCGCGATCCGCGGACTGAAGCTGATCCGTGGCGCCGCGATGGCGCCGACCCTGGCCAAGACCCGGGCCGACGTCGACGTGGTCGACGCCGACGACACCGAGGCGGCCGACGACACCGGCGACGTGATGACGGTGGAGTTCTCCCGGTTCGACACCTGGTATGAGATCAACTCCTGGTGGGAGGGCCGGTTCCTGGAGAAAACGGCACGCGGCTCCTTCAAGCGCACGATCAAGGCGCTGGGTCCGGGCGGGGTGAGGGTGCTGTTCAACCACGGCCGCGACATGCAGATCGACCAGAAGAGCCTCGGTGTCGCCAGCGTCCTCGAGGAACGGGAGTCCTCCCCGTACATGGAGGTGCCGCTGCTGGACACCTCCTACAACCGCGACCTGATCCCCGGACTGCGCGCCGGCGCCTACGGCAGCTCGTTCATGTTCGAGGTCGTGCGCGAGGACTGGAACCACGACCCGGGCGTGAGCGATCACAACCCCGACGGGCTGCCCGAGCGGACCATCAAGGAGGTCCGCCTGTTCGAGGCAGGCCCGGTCACCTGGCCGGCCAACCCCGACGCGACCGCAGGCCTTCGGTCCGCGACGCGCTCCGGGGTGGACTGGCTGATGGACTCGCTGCGCGAGCGTGACCAGGACCAGGTCGAAGAACTGCAGCGCAGCTTCGCAGCCTTCCGGGCGATGCACGGACTCAGCACCCCCTCCGAGGAGGGGCCCGCTGCCCGGCACCGTCCCAACCCGAAGACCCCGGCACCCGGCGATGACCCGGCCCGCCACGTCGACGGACTCTCCGCGGCGGCACGACGCCGCCGCATGACCCTACTCGGCGTGAAGAGGTAGAGACATGACGAAGAAGGACGACACCCGCGACGAGCCCACCTTCGAGCGGGCCAGGGACCTGACCGCGGCGACCGAGCGCGTCGGGCAGATCCACGAAGAGATGGGCGTCATCGACCAGGAGGCCGGCGGCGACGACCTGGACGAGGCAGCACAGCGCAGCTGGGACGACCTGGAGGCGGAACTGCGGTTCCGCGAGGGAGAGGTCCGCGCGTTCGAGCGGGCCGAGCGGCTGCGGGCCTCCCGCGACCGCTGGTCCTCCACCCAGTTCACCCCGCAGAACGACCCGTTCGCGGACGACCCGCGCACCCTCACCGGCCGCGCGGTCTACGACCGGTCCATGGCCGTGGTCGACTCCTCCCTCGGCGGCCGTCACCTGCGTGACGACCAGAAGGCCCAGGTGCAGCACGTGCTGCGGACCCAGACCGGCGACACCAACGGTGAGCTGGTCGGCCGCCTGCTGCTGGCCACGGAGAACCCGCACTACCGCAGCGCGTTCCAGAAGATCGCCGCCAGCCAGACGCCGATCTTCACCCCGGAGGAGTCCCGGGCGGTCGAGCAGGTGCAGCTCATCAAGCGCGCCATGTCCATCGGGGTGGACGCCTCGGGCGGCTTCGCCGTGCCGGTGCTGATCGACCCGACGATCATCCTCACGGCGCAGGGATCCGAGAACGACATCCTGCGCCTGGCCCGGGTGGAGACCATCACGAACGACACCTGGCGTGGCCTGTCCAGCGCGGGCGTCTCCTGGTCGTTCAAGGCGGAGGCGGCGCCGGCCGGGGACAACTCGCCGACCATCGCGCAGCCCGAGGTGGCGACGCACCGCGCGGACGGCTTCATCCCGTTCTCCATCGAGATCGGCATGGACTGGCCCGGCTTCGCCGAGCAGATGTCCGGGCTGCTCGCCGAGGGCTACGACGAGCTGCTGGCGGAGAAGCTCACCACCGGCTCCGCGACCGACGAGCCCGACGGCCTGGTCGCCGCGCTCGCCGCGGCCTCGTCCCCGGCGCCGATCGAGACGGCGGCCGCGGGCGCCATCGCGGCGGCCGACATCTACGGCCTGTGGAACGCGCTGCCGCAGAAGTACCGGCGCCGCTCCTCCGCGGCATGGCTGTCCTCGACGGACGTGCAGAACACGATCCGGCAGCTGGGCACCACCGACCCGAACTTCACCGTGGACATCACCCAGGAGGCGATCCCGCGGCTGTTCGGCAAGGAGTACCCCATGAACGACTTCATGGCGGACCTCCCGGCCGGCGCGGGCAGCGAGGCCCTGCTCGTCGTCGGCGACTTCCAGGGCTACCTCGTAGCGCAGCGCGCGGGCATGACGGTGGAGTTCATCCCGCAGCTGTTCGACACCACCAACAACCGGCCCACCGGCCAGCGCGGGTGGTTCGCGTGGGCCCGTGTCGGCGCCGGCGTGGTCAACCCGCAGGCGTTCCGTCTGCTCCGGAACAACGACGGCGTGTGACCACCGGTCCGGGGGCTGCCGCTGTGAAGACGGCGGCAGCCCCCGGCCTGCAGGAGAGGAGACCTGGTGAAGTACGTGAAGCGATCCCTGGCCGTGCGCTGGTCCGGCGGGACGGTAGCGCTGCGAGAGGGCCAGTCCATCAGCGACGACCACCCGCTGGTGGCGGAGCGACCGGACCTGTTCACCGACGCGGAACCGGAGCCGGACATCAAGATGCCCGCCGTGCCCGGACGCCACGGCGCCCCGCGCGTCGAACGCGCCACGCGCGCACCCGGCGAGGTACGCAAGACCACCACCAGCAAGCGCACAGCGAAGAAGCCGGATCCCGATGGCCAATGAGTACGCCACCCGCGAGGAACTGAAAGCGCACCTGTCCATCGAGGCGGACGACACCAGCCGCGACGCACTGCTGGACCGGGCGCTGGCGGCAGCCTCCCGGAGTATCGACAAGGCCACCGGGCGCCCAGGGCACGGCTTCTGGCTGGACCAGGAGCCGACGGCACGCACCTACCGGCTGGACGGCCGCATCGTGCGCAGGGGCGAGGGAGACCTCCTCCTGGTCGACGAGATCGGCGACACCACCGACATGGTGGTGGAGGTCAGCTACGTCACGTCGTGGTCGCCGGTCACCGACTACGAGACCAGCCCGGACAACGCCCTGACCGACGGTAGGCCGATCACCGGCCTGCTGCGGCTGGGGCGCACCTGGGCACTGCCGAGTTCCCGCGTCCGGATCACCGCCCGGCACGGCTGGCCGACCGTCCCAGACGACATTGCCGAGGCCTGCATGATCCAGGCCTCCCGCCTGTACAAGCGGAAGGACTCCCCGGAGGGCGTCATGGGCTCCGCGGAGTGGGGCGTCGTGCGGCTCTCCCGCCGGGACCCGGACGTGTGGAACCTCATCGAGCCCTACCGGCTGGACGGCTTCGGATAGGAGGCGCACCGTGCAGATCTCCGCCGTCCGTGACGCGATCGCGGCCGCAGCCGCCGCTGTTGTCCTGCCCGCCGGCATCGGCAAGCTGAAGTCCACCGGCTACGTGCCGGACTCGATCCTCGCCCCGTGCTTCTTCGTCGGCGAGGTCGAGGTGACCTTCGACAAGGCGATGGGCCGCAAGCTGGACGAGCTGCTGTACACCTGCCGCGTGCTGGCCGGCCGCGCCGACGACCAGTCCTCACAGCGCATCCTCGACGCCCTGCTGTCCGGATCCGGCGAGGCCTCACTCAAGGCCGCGGTCGAGGCGGCCCGCGGCGGCCCCGGCGAGTATGCGCTCGGCGGCCTGGCCCACGACCTCCACGTCCAGCGGATCCAGGGATACAGGTGGTTCGAACACCAAGGCTCCACCTACGTGGGCGCCGAACTGGTCATCAAGGTGATCGGAGACGGGAGTACCTGATGAAGATCCGGATCCTGGTCGGCGGGGCGCCGGGCGCGGTCCTGTACGACCGGCCGTGGCCCGCCGTGGGTGACGTGGTCGACGACCTGCCGACGACCGTGGCCGCCCACCTGGTCGCCTCCGAGGTGGCCGAGGAAGTCACCGACGCTCCGCCGCCGCGCGTGCGGCGCAAGAGCAGGAAGGAGGACGACGGTGGCTAAGTCCGTCCTGCTCAACGTGCGGTGCTTCGCGGTCGGCCTGGACCTGACCAGCGTCTCCAACAAGATCGAGCTGTCCGCCTCGGTGGAGGAGAAGCCCACCACGAACTACGGCTCCGACGGGTGGACCGAAGTGGTCGGCGGACTGGCCTCGGCGGAGATCTCCGGCGAGGGCCAGTGGGAGGCCGGCGACGACACGATGGTCGACGACGCCACCTGGGCGCAGCTCGGTGGGGTCGGCCCCTGGTCGATCAGCGCCAACAACAGCGCGGCCGTGGGCGGTCTGGCGTACCTCACGCGGGCGATGCGTGCCGACTACACGCTGGGTGCCGAGGTCGGTGAGGTTGCCCCGTGGACGTCGACGGCGAAGTCGGCGTGGCCGCTGGTGCGCGGCCAGTTCGCCCACCCGCCCGGCACCGCCCGCACCGCCACCGGTACGGGTACCGGTCTGGAGCTCGGGCCTGTGGCCACCAGGCGGCGGCTGTACGCGGCGCTGCACGTGCTGTCCGTCGCGGGCGACACCCCGTCCCTGACCGCCCGCGTGGAGTCGTCCCCCGACGGCACGTTCGCCGCCCCGACCACCCGCCTCACCTTCGACGCCGCGTCGGAGGCAGGCGGGCAGATCCTGCGGACCGACGGCACCGCCATCACTGACACCTGGTGGCGGCTCGCCTGGACCATCACCGGCACCACGCCGTCGTTCCTGTTCGCCGCTGCCCTCGGCATCGGCTGACCCGCCCTCATCCCGGCCCGGCCCGCCCTCGGGTCCGGGTATCTCGTCATGCCTGAAAGGGAGGCCGGCCGTGCCGAAGATGGTGCTGACCGCCGAGTTCCTGTCCATCAACTCCAACGACCTCTCCGAGTACACCAAGAAGGCGGAGATCGCCGTGGAGGTGGAGGAGAAGGACGTCACGAACTACAAGTCGCTGGGCTGGAAGGAGGTCATCGGCGGGCTGAAGTCCGGCACGCTCAGCTGTGAGTTCCTCCAGGACTACGCCGCCACCGAGCTGGACGCGATCATGTGGCCGCTGCTGGGCACGGTCGTGCCGTTCGAGGTGCGCCCCGACCAGGCCGCCGCCAGCGCCAACAACCCGTCCTACAGCGGCAACGTCCTGATCAGCGGCTGGTCCCCGATCACCGGCTCGGTCGGTGACGAGGCCACCGTGTCGCAGGACTTCACCACCTCCGGGGCCGTCGCCCGGGCCACCGCATAGGAGGTGTCCGGTGGCGGACACGTCCCGGCTCGGGCTGGAGCTCACCGCGCAGAACCTGCGCGCGATCTCCAACGCGCTCAAGGCCGAGGAAGACGGCAAGCAGTTGCGCAAGGAGCTCACGAAGGGCATGCGTGAGGCGCTCAAGCCGGGCGCCGTGCGGGCGAAGAGCAGCATCATGTCGATGGCGTCCACCACCCCGCACGACGGCCCGGCGCTCAAGAGCGCGATCGCCCGGAAGATCCGGCCCGAAGTCCGCATCACCGGACGGTTCCCCGGCGCCAAGATCAAGGCGTTCAAGACCAAGAACCTGCGCGGCTTCCCCAACGCCCCGAAACGAACCAACCGTGCGAGCGGCTGGCGGCACCCGGTCTACGGCAACCGCGAGATCTGGGTGCAGCAGAACGGCAAGGTCAAGTGGTTCGACCACGCCTTCGAGGGCCAGCAGGACCACTACCGGCGGGCCGTCCAGTTCGCCCTGGCCGACATGGTCAACCGCATCGCATCCCGATCCGACTGAACGAAGAGGCCACTGTGAAGGTCACCTACCGCCCCGAAGACGGCGATGAGCAGGTCTTCGACTACAACCCGAACAAG